GAATGTTCAAAAAGTTGGAAGCGGTCAACACGCTGCTGGATACTGTAACGGTAAACGGTGTTTCAACATATAACGGCGCTTCAACATTTACCAATGGATTAGATGTTACAAATGGATCTGTGAATTTTTATGGATGGAAATTTCCGGGAAGATATATGAACAGTCTGGAAGGCGGTATACAGTTATCGGACATAAACGGCGTTAAAATGCTGAAAAGTAGCAATTTTAGAATCCTGTACGGACTTGATTTATACTTATCAGGGCAAACTGGTGGAGGCGGTGATTTTGGAGATGGCGGAGAACCATTTTTAATTCATGGATTAGGAACCGGAAATGGAAGTAATCTTGTTATAGTTGGGAATACAGTATGCAGGACGTCCTCTTCAAAAAGGTATAAAACCATTGGCCGCGCTATATCTGATGCAGATATAGAAAAATGGTATCAGATTCAGCCGGTTTGGGCTAAGTATAAAAATGAGTTCGTAACGAGGCAATCGGGCTGTTTTAATACGGTGATGCCGATGCTGATCGCGGAGGATGTAGAGAAGTATCTTCCGACTGCAGCGGTAAAAAATGAAGAAGGACTGACGGATGATTGGAGCGAAAGGATTTTGATACCGGCAATGTTTGCCATGATTAAGAGCCAGAAAGAACAGATAGATACCATAAAAAAAGAAATAGAAGAATTAAAAGAATCTGTAAAGGAGGAGATAGTAAGATGATCCCGATCCTTCCGGACAGATGTTCCTACTACACCCGGGCTCCATGTGCAGAACCTGCATATAGAAGCCTGCGGATAATTCAGAAATAAAAAAGGAGAATTTTATGAGTGTAAAAACAGTACAGGCCATAATTAATGGCCAGACATATACCCTTACCTTAAACAACGAAACAGGAAAATACGAAGCAACTGTGACTGCCCCGGCAAAATCCAGTTACAATCAGTCAGGACATTATTACCCAGTGACAGTAAAAGCAACGGACGACGCTGGCAATGTAACCACAAAAGATGCAGTAGATAGCGCACTTGGACAGTCCTTACAGCTTGTTGTTAAGGAAAAAGTTGTTCCGGTAGCGGTAATTACATACCCGGCATCAGATGCCCTTATTACCAATGAAACACCGACTATTGCGTTTAAAGTTACAGACGATGATTCCGGTATTAATGCAGACACAATCAAACTTACGATTGACAGCCATGTAGTAACGGATGGTATTACAAAGAATCAGGTATCTGGTGGTTATGAGTGTGTATATACTCCGACTACTCCGCTTACCAATGGAGAACATACGATCAAAGTAGAAGTATCAGATCATGACGGAAATGCAGCAGCAGTAAAAACCGTATCCTTTACTGTTGATACCGTACCGCCAACTCTTTCCGTAACGGCTCCGGTAGAGGGATTTGTGACAAATCAGGCAAGTCTTGTCGTATCCGGTGTAACCAACGATGTGACTTCCAAGCCGGTCACCGTGACAGTAAACGGTTCTGCCGCCACAGTCGGCGAAAACGGATCCTGGTCCAAGACGATCACCCTGTCTCCTGGTGCCAATACTATTACGGTCATTGCTACAGATAAGGCAGGTAAGTCCACTACCGTGACTCGTAAGGTAACCTTGGATACAGGCGCGCCTGTGATCCGCAGCGTGACAATGACACCAAACCCGGTAGACGCAGGCAAGACCTTTATCATCAGTGTAGAGGTTACGGACTGAATTGATCACCAGGGTCTACGGCCGCGCAAACGGGACTGAGATCATCTTTACGAGGAAGGAGGGGGATCTCTGGCAGACAGAGGTCCCTTCAAACCTCGAAGGAGAATATATCGTAGACCTGTGGGCGGAGAATGACGCCGGGAGAACATCTTACGTCTGCAAGGTCCTGTTTGCAGTCAGTGGCCATAAGCTGAAAGTAACCGTCCTGGAACGGGGATATACCGTGGAGGTTTCTCTGGGAGCGTTCCTGACAGGACTGGAAAAAGGAGGGTTTACCGTTGAGTATCAAGTATGTTGATGATATCTATATGGATCTGGGAGAAAAAATCCATATGCTCAGTCTGGTCCGTCCTGTCTGTGGGAAGGAGATCCCTTTTGAGATCAGATCAGCCCGTTGGGAGCTTTACCGGGAAGACTGGGAGAGCGGGGATCTGGTTCTGGAAGCAGAAGGGGAATGCACGATCAACGGGCATACCCTGGATGCCTTGATCCAGCCGGAAATGGCGGCAAGATACCGGTTTAAGTATATTTATGAGGTAGCTGACGAAATTTGGGTCGATGTGATCAGACTGCGGGTGAACTGATATGGAAGCAAATATTTTTATAAAAAGCGTGGAGCTGAAGCCAAACCCGGTTTACGCCGGATCTTTTTTTACCATATCCGCAGAAATCCGGAATCGTCCCTGTGTTATCGCAGACACAGACGGAAGCATTCTTGCGGATGCGGATGGCGCGCTCATTGAAACGGAGGAATGATATGGAAGAAATAATTACCAAAAAAGTCAGCGGTCTGTCAGAACATTATACTCCGGCCGATACCGACACCTTTCTGTTCGGTTCCGGCGGATATGATTCCATCAAAAAAATAAGCTGGAGGAACCTGGTAGCTAAGCTCCGGGAACTGCTCTTTATTAATAATCTTACGACTACGCTATCCGGATACGGACTGGATGCCAGGCAGGGAAAGGTCCTGCAGGATGAGATCTATAAATTACAAACCAATTCGATCAATGCCAAAATGGTAGAACTTCAGACCTCGGTATATGCCAATACCAATAAAGACCTGTCGGTAAGCTGGGGGATTCCTCCGGGAGCAACACTGTCTGGTTATTATGTTGCAAAAGTTGCTGGCGAAAAAATGACGACCGATATAACTTTCTGCAATTTTATATTATCTTCTACGTTAAGGATCCGCAGCAGTATTGACCAGACAGTAAAGATAACAGTGGGATGTTTATACACCGTATAGAGAGAGGAGAGAAGAAATGACAACACTTATTCTGGCAGACAACACGGTTTATGAGATCAAAGAAGAGTCAAGTGTCGGGGATATCCGGATGGAGGTTGAGAACTACGGTGCCATGGAGACCCTTAGTAGGAAAATGTCAAAAGAAAACCTTGAAAAGGTACAGTTTAAAACAGACGGCATCGTAACAGGTGAGTATCGGAACATGGCTCTTTGTGATCCGAATTATCTTATTACGGAAAAAGCCGGCCGTCTGCAGGTAATCTTTGGACTCCGGGAGATGACTGGGGAAGAACTGCATCAGGACCACCTGGAAGCGGCACTGTCCTATCTGACAGATGAGGAAGCAGTTACTGTAGCTGATCTGCACCAGGAATGGCAGCCGTACACTGCATACAGCATAGGAGAGCGCAGGTTGTATGAAAAGAACCTGTACCGATGCAGACAGAACCACAGATCAGAAGCCCAGTATACGCCGGATCTTGTGCCTGCCCTGTGGGATATCATTCATCCGGCAGACTATGGTACGATTGATAATCCGGTCATTGTACCGAACCAGGTGAGTTCCATGGTTTATATAAAGGGCAGGTATTACCTGGATGAAGGAATCCTGTACCTGATGAACCGTGAGGGAATGAAAGACGGGGAAGAGGTTTCCCTTGCTTACAGGCCCAGCCAGCTTGTAGGGCAATATTTTGAGATTGTGAAACGGTAATTGCTCCGGCGCAATGCCCGCCGGGAAAGGGAAAAATATGACAGAATGGGAAGTGTTTGGGGTGATTGTTGCCTTGATTGGATTTGTGATTGCTATAGGGACACCAATCCTGAAGCTCAACACATCTATCACGAAATTAATCGCCCGGATTAGTGCCCTGGATGAAAACATTGATGAACTGACGGAACGAAACCGGAAGTCACATGAACGAATCTGGGAGCATAATGATAAGCAGGATGAAAAATTGAATAATCATGAAACCAGGATTGCTATCCTGGAAAAGAAAGAAGAGGGAAAATAATATGGAGCAGATTATTAATTATGTAAAACCGGAACTTTTGGTACTGGCAGTCGTATTGTATTTTATCGGTGCAGGATTAAAACAGGCCCAGGCAGTCAAGGATAAGTATATCCCGGCTATTCTTGGGGCGTGTGGGTGCCTTTTGGCAGCGGTTTATGTGATTGCTACCTGTCCGCTGGGAACTATGCAGGAAATTGCTATGGCGGTATTTACGGCCATTGTGCAGGGAATCCTTGTAGCTGGATTAAGTACATATGTCAACCAGCTTGTGAAACAGGCCAGGAAAGAGGAATAGTATAATATTTTTGAGAGCTTGGAAACAGGCTCTCTTTTCTATTGGAGGATAACCTATGATTGAAAAGAACATTGAAGTATTGAGAAAGATTCTGTACGCCGTAGAAACCGGCGGCCAGGTATACGGAAAGCAGAGATATGATGCTTTTATCGGCGCCGGGGCAAATACGCCAAATGAAAGGGCAATTACTATCGGAGCTGGCCAGTGGTACGCAGGAGAGGCGAAGAGGCTTCTGCAGGAGATCCAGAGAGCAGATCCAGCTCAGTTCAAACGTCTGGATACTCAGGGGATCGCAGATGATCTGTTGCATAAAAACTGGTCCAGGTATGCAATCTCTCCTACCTCTGCAAAAGCAAAGTGTATTATCAAGATTATCTACTCATCCGTGGGTATAAAATCTCAGGACAAGCTGATGGATACCCAGATCAGAGAGTATGCAGAGAGCATTACAAAAACTTACGGATCCATGCCCGATACAGCTATGATGGAGTGCATCAATATTATCCACCAGGGCGGAGCTGCGGCACTGAAAAGGATTCTGGCTAAGACGGCAAAACCTTATACATCTGAGCGGATCTATTCTGCCCTTTGCACGGATCCGGCGGATAAATCAAACAACAATCAGGTAGGGGACTATACCATCCGCCAGAAAAAGGTGATCGAGATGATCCGGACATATGCAGTAGAGGAGGAATCGAAAATGAATTTATGGAGCAAAACCAAAGAACTTCTGGACAATCAGGTTGGATATCTGGAAAAACGCAGCAATGCAAATCTGGACAGTAAGACCGGAAACGCAGGATATGGCAACTGCACAAAGTATTCCCGGGATGTAAATAACTGGGGATTAATGGGATGTCAGGGACAGCCATGGTGCGCTACCTATCAGTTCTGGATCTGTGTCAAAATTTTCGGAAAGAAAAAAGCACTTGAAATCATGGGTAATGGGTTTTACAACTGCAATAGTGTCAAGGCTCATTCCCGGTCAAAAAGAACATGGCACAGCACACCGAAGCTGGGAGCGCTGGTTATCTTCAGAAGCGGAGCACATATTGGCCGGGTTATCCGTATCTCCGGAAATACAATTTACACAAACGAGGGAAATACATCTTCCGGCGGTCTGAACCATGTGGAGGCAAACGGCGGCTGCGTGGCTGAGAAATCTTATACCATCGGAAACAGCCAGATTGATGGATATGTTTGGATTGATTACGGAGAGGCAGAGGCCAAGCCGGAAAAACCCTGGAAAGCAACCGGAACGGCTACGTCTACTGTAGACAATCTCTTTGTCCGGGCAGAACCAAACGGAGAAGTGATTGGCGAGTTGATGAAAGGCAACCGTTTTGAGATTAACGGAACCACAGACGGATCCTGGACACAGGTTAATGTGGTAAACATCGGCGTAGGCTGGGTATGGACTGCATATATCAAGATAGACGGCGTACAGACCAATGAGCCTCCGAAACAGGAGATCCCAAATAAACAGGATAAGACGCAAAGGCTCTTTGTTGGAAAGGTTACAGCCTCTAAATTAAACGTCCGTACATGGGCTGGCACAGAGTACCCAACAATTAAATCATATCCGCAGCTGTCCAAGGGAAATCTTGTAGACGTCATGAACTTTACTCAGAAAGCCGATGATGGCAGTGAATGGTATTACATTCGGATTGCTGGTGAGTACTATGGTTTTGTGAGCTCCAAGTACATCCAGAAACAGTAAAACATCCCGGCAGGGCCAACCTGTCGGGAACATATTGTATCATCTTCGTGTTGTATAGAATTCCGCTATGCGGCTATTTTACAGCGTTTTACGATAATTTTCGTGTTGCATTTCGTGTTGCATAGGGTGTTATTTTGGCGTAAAAAGCACCGTTTTGGCGAAAATTCAAACGCTACAATAAAAGCAAGAAACCCAGTAAATACAGGCATTCCCGTACTTACTGGGTTTTCTTAAAATGGACCTGGCGGGAATTGAACCCGCGTCCGAAAGCCTATCCCTTGCGGCATCTCCCATCACAGTCGCTGATTTAACATTCCCTTGGCGGCACGCCCACCGACAGGCTTACCGCTTTAGTAGCTTCATGATACATCTACCGGGGCAAAGCTTACCCGGCAAGGTTTCTCACATAGTCGACGCCAGATTCCTGATGTGTGAGTGCATCAGGGCTGACGAGCAGCAATTAGGCTGCTAACGCGTACTGTTCGTTTGCGTTTATATTTAGGTTCCCGGTTGATACGCAGTCCAGGAGTCTGCGGATGGCTTCCTCAACTTCAAAGCCCCCGTCGAAACCAGTACAAGCCCTTACATGATAAGATAATGACTGGTATACAGACGAACATAAGCTTTTCT